CATTGGTAAACTTGAACACCTTCTTGGCTGTGTACTTGTAATGGTTTATCACACCAGAACGATACGCGCCACGATCATTCAGTTCGTACCCGTATCCATCGAAAACGATAATATCCGGCTGCACGCCTTCGCCGTCTGCTGTGACATTCAAAGCGGTGCTGGTGTAAATCTTGACTACATCCATCAGATGACGGCCATCGGGCGCGGGGGCCATGTCTTGCCCTTCTTTCAAAGGCTGCACAGACGCAAGGCAAGTTGTGACCGTCCGAGTGCCGCGCACCCATACCCCGTTGGTGTATGTGCCTGTTGCCTCTCTCAGCACCTTGTAAGACGTTCGGAAGGTCATTTCGCGCGTAGTTCCCAAGTGACGGCGTTTGTCATGGCGCCAGTGTCCACAAGTGTTTTTGTACTGCCTTTGCGAGCAACGGTGACGGGCGAAAGCGGCGGCGGTATGTCAGGCCCGGTGATCGTTGCTTGCACCCGTGCTGTGTGTTGTGCGCCAAGGCGATTCAGTTCCTTGTGTACCGTGCTTGCGCCGCTTGTGATTCGATTCATGCCAGAATCCAAGTCCTTGGCAATAGCGGCCTTATTCCGATCCACAGACAATGCCATAAACGGACGGGCAGGTATTTTGGCCGTGCCAAATTCGTTATAAGTGGCGTATTCAGCAATGCTTTCACCTTCGGCATTGCGAGAGCCTTCAAAGATACCGACGGCGACTTCCATCGTGCGGGCTTTTTCCATCTCCCGCACAAAACGATTCCAGCCGCGATCAATGTCCTTAACCGCCATCAGGAACCCGCGTCATAATGCCAAGGCCGTAACAGGCCCGCGTCAAGTCACGGTATTGCAATCCATATGGCGATTGCGTCAGCCAGCTATCGCCGCCTTTAATCTCGCCATATTCTCGTTCCAAGTCGCCTTCTTTTTCGCGCTTAATTGCACCCACACCGCCAGAGGAACCGGATGCTTGCCGATTCGTCACCCACAGCAGATGCGCCGCGTAAAGCGCATTTGCCATGTTCGCACGTTCTGCATCAAGGCACGCGGTATTGGTGGTGTTTTGAGCAACGGTCAGCCACGTTGCAAACGTCCCGTCAGAGACGCTTGCAAACTCAGGCGCAAGAAGGCGAAAATATTCAAGCGGCGTCATCGTCAGCCGTTACCTTTGCTGGACGACCACGCTTCGGCTGTTCCTGCGGCTCAGACACTTCTTCAAGGTCTTTCGTGTTGAAAGCACCACGGAAGGCCTCATCCACAACGGCAATCGCGCCCGGTGCAATCAGGACATCTCCAAGCCAATGCGGACGGGCAGAATTGTTTTTCAGCTTCATATCATCTCCATCAAGAAAGAAGGCCCCGGCGAACCGGGGCCGTCTCATTAAATGCCATCTGCAAAGCTGAATGCGAGCGGATATTCAACAATCACGCCAGCAAAACGGCTTTCCATCGGAACGACAAACTCAAGCCCTTGCTGTTGCGGGCTGTACTGCCGCATCATCATCGGAATTTCAAGCTGCCAGTTGTCAATGCTGTTTTCAAGCGCATACATACGATCCGCACCAGCAGCACCTGCGCCGTCCAGTTCCACAACTTGACGGAAGGTCACGCCGGGGTGGTTGCGTTGCAGGAACTCCAGAATGGTGACATCGCTGGCCGAACTGTTCTGCGTGGTGGCAATCAGCGCGTACTGTTCAATCGGCATCCACACTTCCGTGGCGCGGTGAACGCCTTTGGATTGCGTGATGATTTTATTGATCAGCGCGTTAACGTCACGCACAACCTTGTCAGCGGACTTGGTTGCAAAAGTCTTGCTGGAACCCGTACCATCAGCCAGAAGGGTAACTTCCGGGATGTTGTTGTTGTTCAGCAGACCCGGCAGCCCGTGATCAGCATCACCAGAAAACGCCAGCACGTTAATGCGTTCCTGATGGGCGCGGGCAGCAGCAGCGGCCTTCCGTGCGTTCAGGTTGGTTCCAGCAAACAAAGCCGAACGAATTTCCTGCACGTTATAGCCGTAGCTGTTACCAATCGAGCGAATCGGGTTGGTAAACTCTTTGCCCACGACATCGGCACGCGGCAGGTCATCGGCATAGTTGGCGATAACCTTAGCCATGCCCACAGTATCATACTGGCGGTATGTGTGGGTTGTAGCGCCTTCCGGGATAGCCGTTGAAACGGGAATCAGCGTCAGGGCGTTCAGGTTTACCCGCTTGACGTCATAAGTCTGCGACTTAACGAACTCAAGCTGGCGAGCAAAAAAGACGCTCTCATTGGCATCAAGACGGCCGGTGTTCTGGATAGCCAGAAGGTCAGCCGCATCATAGTGAGATTGCTGGGTCATATTACTTCACCTCGACAAGAGCCAGACCAGCGCCGGTCGTGGCGGTGAGAAAACGAACGGAAATGATCGAGAAGTTCTCAATTCCGGTGGTGGCTGCCTCATCGGTCAGCTTGTTGTTCGACGTTTTGAGGCGGGCAATAGCGCCAGCAGCAACAGCGTCATCGGTTTCAACCCAAAGCCGCCCGGCAGTCAGGACACTCACGGTTTCGGTGGCTTTGTACTCGACAGCGCCAGCGGAAGTCTGTTCGCGTGCATGGTCATGCAGGGCAAAGCCGACCACAGTTGCACCAGCGTTTGCTTTCAGCACTTCCTTTGCAGGGGTAGTGCCAAGGCGGACAGGCGAACCAACCGGGATGATTTCCTCAGCGGCATAGCTGCGGACACTGTGAGTGCCAACGCCATCCAAAAGGCCAGCAAAGCCTTCCGGGTTATACTGATTGTAAACAGTCTGCACCATGTTAAGCACCTTTCTTATGCAGGTTGCCCAGAGCGGCTTTGAACGCCTCATACCCGCCACTGGTTTTATCGTTGCGCTGTTCGCCAGCGCCAGCCTTGCGTTGCTCGGCAATCGCGGTATCACGCTTCATGCTCACGGCCAGATCAAAGGCAGCTGCAACGTAATCTTCGCTTTTGCCATTCAGGTCAGCATCAGCGCGGACGCTTTTCACAACAGCTTCACGGACTTCACGATCCGTTTTGCCAGCGTGGTCAACTTTGAACTCTTCAGCCACTTTTTCAAGCGCAACGCGGGCTTTCACTTCCTCGCGGGCTTGCTGAATAGCGTCAGCTTTCACTTGCTCCAGCTTGCCAGCTTCGGCTTTGAAAGTGTCGCGCTCGGCGGCAAGGGTGTCGATTTGCTTGTGCAGCTCATCAACGCGGGTTTTCATTGCGTCAAACGCAACGACAACCTCGGCTGCGGCTTGATACTCCAAGCCGCTATCAAGCCGGATTCGGCTCAGGGTATCGCTCATGGCGGGTTCCTCATCAGTTGTTAATAAAACGGCATCACACCGATCAAGATTCAGTCTGGCATTGCCAGCCCGACCCCTTTTGACGATTGCAAGGTGATTGATCCTGATATTCCGCTGGACAGCGTCATAGCGTTCGCCATTCCACTCGCCGGGGGTTTCCTCAAGATCGACCTTGTAACCAAGGGATAGTTCACGCTTGCCGCCATTCACGATCTTGTCTATGACTTCCTGATCGTAAATTGTGACAGGCGCTGTAACTGTATTTTCCTGCGCGACAGCAGGGCCTTTGATAATCCCCACAGCCAGCTTGCGGGCATTTGCCGCATTCACATCAGTGGCCGGGTGATCATCAGTAACTGGTTTGTTTTCAAAGCTCGCCAAGGAATCAGCGTTAAACACTTCTTCCGGCGGGCGAAACTCGCGGCGCATTGTGCCGTCAGCATTCATGTAAACTTGAATACCTATTCGCCCGACAACAGGCATATCCACAAGGTATCCATCCTCGGTGATACGGGCTTTAATTTCGGCGCGGTCAAATCTCAATGCTGCCATGATTCGAGAGGATACTTTGCATTTCTTGTCAAGTCAAATATCAATTATTAATCTTCAAAGACTGGTTCTGCACGACAACGGCATCTTACAGGTTGTCCGGGGTGTCCATCAGACGGCGGCTTGTTCCACGAATATGTTTTGCCATTTCTGTCACGGTGATGAGGCCGAACGCGATTATCACCCACCGTGCGCCAGATGTATTTTGTAACGCCGATGTCTTTCAAGCGCTCCTGTGACATCTTTGAATGCAGTTTCAGCGTCTGATCTTGTGCAATCAGCTTGGCGCGGTTGGCGGTAATCGGCACTCGCTGCATAATTGCCTTTTGAATCGTCCGCACGGATGATCCTGCCATGATCTCACGGCGCAA